GGAAGTGTTATAATCATTCCCAGCATTGTGAACAGAATATAAATATAAAATATCAATTCATTTAATATTTGTAAGAGAAATAATTTCATCTACCGCTCCTTATTGTAGATTTCTCTCATTTGTACTAATCGTGCTATGAGTTCTTGAGTCCAATTTTTCATACGTTTTTTAAACTCAGGTGTTTTAAAAGTGCTACCGATTGGGAATGTGTATATCAAGTTACAAATGGTTTCTTGCTTATCCTCGACGTACATAGGGGAATTGCTGATATTATTAAACATCACCCATTCAATTACTTTGTCATATACTCTCTCTAAAATGTATCTTGTAAAATATTTATTACATTGATTTGTGTCGGCATCTAGTTTACCCTCTATACTCATAATAAAATCATGAGCTGCTTCTACTTGTCGCCTGATTATTTCTCGCTCTCTTTCTGCCTGTCCAATTCGCAGGTGTTTTGTTTTGATTGCGATTATGCCACTTTTAACTAGTAAAACAAAAAAAATCATTATAACTGTCAAAAAAATCAAAACCTGTAAAGCGTTCCCACTTCTTAATACTTCACTGATTGCTTGCCACATTTAAGCCTCACTCCTTGCTATATAGTCCGTTACGCTAGCTCGGAATGTGTCCAATAATTCGGGTTGTCTAACCCATAAGCGAGGACAGTCTTTCCATCCAACTATAGCGTGGTGTGTTGTAATATCGTCTGCTTTGAGATTAAAACGTTTACACAAGTTGCTACAAAGAGCCATAGCAGAGTCAATTGTTGCGTTGGTAAAATGTCCTGTATCATCTATAGGGCATAATTCAATACCAATTGTGCAATAGTTCGGGCTATCTGCTTGCCAGTCTTCAGCATGATGTTTAAACTTCTTTCTTGCATAATCTGTATAGATTTTTCCACTTGCTGGGTCTTTTTGACTGCTTCCACAATGATAAGCGATTTCATTTGTTGGTATACATTGTACTACTGTGCCATCTTGCCCAATAATATAATGTGCCGAACCATACCCTTCATTGCCGTTTTTTCTCGACTCAAAGTAGTTTCTATTCTGCTCTGCATTTGCTTTTGGATTAGCAGTCCAGTGTATTACAATACCTAATACTTCTTTAATGCGGTGCTGTGGACGACTCCATTTATTAGGTGTTATTAACTGTTGTTTGATTGTCATTTCCCTACCTCTACCTATATAGTCATTTTTATTTGCGGCAGAAGTAGAAAAAAATAGATTTTTTTTGTTTTATTTGATTTTATGGTATAATACTCTAATTTATATTAAGAACCTCTCAAAATCAATCCTCGTGCGTCTGATAGGGTGTTTTAGATAAGATCTTATTTTGTTAGTCCGTATTTTTTCATTACATATTTTATGTCTTCTTCATTGCGTCTTTTATCTTCTTCTGTTTCCTCTATAAAATTTCCCATTGTTGTAATGTGTCCTGTTGTCTTGCCAGTGCGTTTATCATACGCTTCAATGTCGCCGTCTGTTGTGTATCTTATACCGATGATGTCATTATTCATTATTCTCTTCCTAGTAAAATTAGCTTAGTTCTATTTAATATTACCATATAATCAGCTCGGCGAGGACTTGGGACGGAGCGTATTACATCATAACCCATTAAGGAGGCTAACACTCCAACATCACGCCGCAACCAGCCTTCGGTTATAATTTTATCATTTATCTGGCGTGTTGTGTAGCCTTGCTGTTTTAGATTTTGTGTAAACTTGTAAATAAATTCATCTCTTATATTTGCCTCGTCTATAATTTTAGCGGTTGGTGATACTGTTAGCGTTTCTGTCATTGTGTATTCTTCACGTCGCAATATTCCACCTAATCTTTGATAGTGTGCCATTTCGTCAATTACACGGCGTAAGTCTTTGCCTTTTGTGTAATCTGCTGCCGCGTACATTCCTTTTCCATGAGCTCGCCCGCCCGTTCGGCAATCAACATAAAAATCGCCACTGCGGAGCATAGCGATATATTTATCAAGTGTTTCTTTACTTGGTGCCGTGTATGTCCTTTGTCCTATAAATGTATCATCGTCTACTGCTTTTAAAAAATCCTCTTTTGATAATACTGTAGGCTTGCCGTCAAAGCCTTGAGCCTTCAATACCTTATTAATGTCCTTTAATTCTCGCTTTACATATAGCTTTCCCGCTAGATTTTGTCCTTCTACTACCTTAGCCATTTGTATCGGGGTCATTGTTTGCGTAGATATTGCCTTGTTTACAAAAGTATTAAGGTTATGTGTTGCAGTGTAGAAGGTCGTAGCTTTGTCGTTCATATCTGCAACTTTTTTAGCAACGCTACTATTTATTGGTGTCGACTGCGTGAATGAGTGTGCAAACTGTGGCTTTATCCCTCTTGGTTGTTTGCCTGTAGATGTTCCGACATATTCACGGGTACTATCTCTGACTATTCCTGTTTGTTTTGTAAAGTCACGAGCTACTGCTTGCCATTCGCCTATTTTTCGTCTTGCTTGTGTGCTATCTGCTCCTATTGCTTCCTGTGTCAATGCTCGCTTTTTGTAATATCTTATATTGCGTTCAATTTCACGTAGTTTTTGCTCTCCCTCATAACGTGATAACTCCTTGTCGTTATAGGTTACCTTCTTACTTGCCATTTCATCAAGGTCATCTTGTGTGTAATGTTTTTCCATTCCATCAAAATATGGATAAAATGAATGACAACAGTTTATTCCACATAGTCCACCTGCTGTTCCTAGCTCACAAATGCTATATAGTTCTTTACGTGTGTAAATCTTACCTTGCCAAGCTTCGTGGTCAGGTCTTGCTCCTGTATGTGCTGTAACTTCAAACTTTTCAACTCCCAGCTCTTCTGCATTGTTTAATGTCTGGTTGGCTGCGGTTTGGTTGATGCTGGTCAAAATATTTATTCGTACAGTTGATTCTATACTACGTCTAACAGGTCGTGTGTTTTCATATCGTACAGTTGTAATTCCTTGTTTGCTTAATTCATCTGCAGCACTTTTCATTGCAGTATCATAATCAAAAGCTCCACTTTGAACGTTCATATAAACACGGTTAGCCTGCTGTACGAATTGCTGTTGCGATGTTGCCGCCGTTGTTATGGTTAGCCTTGATAAATCGCTATGGCATTTCTGTATAGTCGATAGCATAGCTTGAGCGTTGGGGGGGCTTACTGTCCGCCCTGTCATTGCCTTAAAAATTCGGTTATCGTTTCTGGCGTTTGTTTCTAGTGCTTCCGTGAAGGTTTCCGTTACCTGCTTGATTATTGCCTTATCATATTTTGCAAGTATGCGAGCTATATTTTTTTTTAGCCCTCCTGTTTCGACCAGTACCTGTGCTTGCCAGCGTGTAGTGTCGGTTATCTTGCCAACTCTTGCTATTCTGCGAGCCATATCCTGTAATATTTCGGTTTCTAGCTGTGAGTATATGTCTATAATTTCATCAGATAATCCATATAGGTATCTGGGGGATAGCACTTTAGAACTTACCCCGTACAATACGCCATGCGATTGTAATACGCTTTCTAAGCGACATATTATTTAAAGCATAACGTAAGCCATTTAATACTGCTACATCGTTTCTTGTTATTTCTTTTTTCATTTTATTTAATGTTGCCATTTTATCCTCCAAAGTTAAAAGGGTCGGGTGCTACTTCCATAACTGGAGTGTTTGCTTTCGCCTGTGCTTCATCCTCACCAAAGAAGTCACGGCGGTATTCCCATTTATTGCGAATGCCTGCATTTACTTCGTTAATAGCCATAACCTTCGCAGCCGATACGTCTTTTCGGGTTTGGTCATCATTCCATGTTACCCTTATTTTTGAATTGTTAGCTCCTAGATCATAAGCTTGAGCCATGTGTGCCAGCACATTTGCACAATGCTGATACTTCATTTCGATTTCGTCTTCTATTTTATCAACTATAGCGTATAGCTCTTGTCTACCGCCTGAATATTGTGTCGCCGTTTGTTGAACACTTTCCATATCGGAAATAGTTCCTTTGCCAATGTTACAGGTTAATTCTATTCGTCTGAATATTTGTTGTAGCATTTCATTTTGTTCTGCAGTTCTTAGTTGAGGAGCGTGTTCGACAATTCGATTTCCATCTTTGCTACCATCACCTTCAATCTGGACCACAAGACGATTAAGCTCTGGTGTCATTTTTACACCTATCGTTTCACCGTCTCTTTTCTGTCTTTTCATAAACATATCACGGTCAGCCCACACACGTAACTCTCCGCCTTTCTGCTCCCAATTCATACGTTCAAACTGTTCATCTGCATTTTTTATCAGTTCTTCAGCACCTGCTATTATTGCAACAGGTATGTTTGAACCGTCTATCTTATTTATGGCATGATTTCTAAACTCTATAATCATTGGTTGCTTTACTGATTGCCATGTATACTCTGGAGTTAATTCTGCAGTCTTAGGACAGTCGGTTAGGGTAGTCTCTTTTAGACATCCATCATTTCGATATAGCCTACATTTTACGGAGTGCATTGTTCCTTCGTATGCGTGTTCTTCGGTTAACAACCATTTTTTAGTACCTGTAATAATCTCTTTCAAAATCAACGCTCCTGTAAGTGTCCCGTCAAAATCGTAAGAGATAGGCAGGTAATTCCCTAGTGGGATTATTTCATACTGTAATTTTTTATTGCTAAAAATAGGTCTAACAATGCAACTACCTAGAAGTGCTATGTAATCCACGATTTTATCAACATTTTTATTGATATGAGTCATTACTTCGGTTATTGCTTGATTTTCAACTTCCAAACCTATTTCACGGGAGACAAGCATAGATAGCCGCCCACTTATCTGCTCCAAAACTCCACAAGGTGGTGCTTTCTCATTCCACGGGGCGTTACCGCTTATCATCTTTCCCCACAATTCTATAGCGTTATACATCTGTACGCTTATATTAGTATTAATCCCTGTAATGTCCTTTATTGTGGCTGTGTGAAATAGTTGTAAAATATTCATAAAAAAGCCCCTTATTTTTTCAAACATTTTTTATTCCTCATTCCATATAGTCATTTATTCGCCACCATGTCGCCATATTGTCTCTAGTGCATAACGTACTGTGTCTATTCCATGATCAGGCTGCCCGTCAGGATAACCGCTCATTATCTCCCCTGTGAGTTTATCAATTTCATATTCGTATAAAGTAAATTCATCTGCTATACGTGGACATCGTGCTGGGTCTATTACTATTTTCTTCAATCCTTGTAGCCACTTAAAACTAGCTTCACGACTCCCAATTCCTTTAATTGCAGCTCTTACATTTCCACCCCAGCTTCTAAAGTCTGCTACACTTTTAGGCTCTGCACTGTCTGCTGTAATTCTGTCCCTTGCTATATTCATTTCATGGTTTTCCATATGTTTACTCAATGCTTGAAATGCCTCATAATTACCTTGCTTATTCATGTATAATTCGTCAAATATGTAGAGTGTTTGTTTACTTGGATTAAATGATGATGTAGTAAATGCAAAAGGGTCGGGGTAGTATCCCCAATCAATGCCACTGTATAGATAATCGAATGTTGCTATTTCTTCTTTGGTTATTTCTCTAAGTTCTACATTTTCGAACACATTCTGCCCCGTACCTGTTACTATGCCTAAGTATATATTCTCATAAGCACGTGAATTGTTTACTTTTGTTTGTTCTATGTCGTGTAGGATGGCATCGCCTAGCCATTCATTCGGTATATCCTTGTAAGTTGTATGTATTGTTATTCTATTAGGGTCCGGAATGTTTGCTTCTATGTTGCACCAGTGGCGAGTTGCACTAGGTGGGTTATAGCTTTCAAATATATAAAATGTCTCACCACCTCGCAAGACAGATATTTTAATATTCTGTAGTTCTGCAGGTGTAAACTCTGTTTTTTCTTCTATCCACAAAATAGCAAAATAACCCCTTGAAACTTTGATTGATTTTAGCTTTTCTGGATCATCACTTCCTGCAAAAATAATATACTGTGTCTGCCCATTCCTTCTAATATAGGTTATAGGTAATGCTGCTGTCTGTGATTTTGGAATTTTAAAACGCTTTGTAAGACCTAGCTTGTTTATCGCCCATACTATCTGCTCGAATACTGAACGCCTGAGTGTTTTTGCAGTCTTACGTAAGATTAAGGCATTATAGCTTGGAAACATTACGATTAAAATAATAATTACTAGTGATATAAAGCTACTTTTACAGCTGGCACGACCGCCTGTGAATGTATAGCGTTCCTTACTGTGATTCATTATTGCACGAAAAATATTATTATAGGCGTTGGCAAACATGGTATTGCTATCAATTTTCATTTTGTACCTCGTCTATAATGTTAATCGTTAGTTCTGTATCTTCGATGGTGGAGTCCGTTTGTTGTGTTGCCAACTCATCACCATAACCTCTGTCTTTTGCTTTCTTGCTTAAATACCACTTGGCACTAGTTGTATCTCCTTGTTTAATGCTGGTAATTAGTGTACTTTCTGCGAGGTCTTTTACTAGCTCCGTTTCATCAGTCATTGCCTGCCGTGTTGTTTCCCATTTCAAAACATAAGCCTGTGCAGTAGACCACGCACATTCCAGTCGAGATGCTATTGTCGTGATAATTGCACCACTGCCTTTGATTGCCTGTAATATCTGTTGTTGCGTATACCGTCTACTCATTCCCAATAATCTCAATTTTTTTTATTCGAGTCCACCTGGACCAACTACATAGTCATTTTCTTTTGCCCATTTAGTCCAACGACGACGTATTACATCACAATAATGTGGGTCTAATTCTACAAGTCGGGCAATTCTTCCAGTTTTTGCACTAGCTATAAGTGTAGATCCACTACCTGCGAATGTATCTAACACAATGTCATCAGCCTTTGTACTGTTTTTTATGAGGTTTGTTAATAATTCAACAGGTTTCATTGTTGGGTGTTCTACATTTCTAGACGGCTTCTTTTCGTAGATTACATCTTTTGGTGTTGCATTTTCAATTCTCTTTAATTCTGCCTTAAGTTCTTCTTTAGTCATTTTCTCTATGTCTTTCTTTTTGTCAAACACTGTAGAGAGGTTTAATGCACCGTAGAAGCTATGACTTGCTCCATCTTTCCAGCCGTACATTATGGGTTCGTGCTTCCATTTGTAATCAACATGTGAAAGCGTAAATACATTTTTTACCCATATCAAATATTGATGAGGTTTGTAGCCAGCGTCTTTTAATGCGTTTATGAAAGTATCGCTATTTACTTGTGCATAGAAGATGTAAAAGGAAGCCCCTGCTTTTGCCCCGACAAACATAGCACTGAACGCTTTTGTCAAAAATTGCATAAACTCTGCACTGCTTTTGTTATCATTGGCGATTTTCAATTTTTCTGAAGTACCACCAGTGTAATCCACATTATACGGTGGGTCGGTAAGGATTAAATCTGCTTTGCTGTCCCCCATGATTAAAGCTATAGTGTCAGCCTCAGTGCTATCTCCACATATAAGTTTGTGGTCACCAAGTTCGTAAATCTCACCTGCCTTGCTTATAGGTGGTTCATCTATAACAGCTACTGGGGTTTCATCATCGTCTTTTGTGTCATATTTTTTTTGCATTGATGAAAAGTCAAGTAATCCGTCAGGTAGCTTAATATCGTCTAGGTCTATTTTTAACCCGTCTAAAAACTCTAGCACGCTTTCTTGAGTCATTTCTCCATAGGTGCTACATATGCGGAGTAGTAGGTTTTTGGCTGCTTCTTCGTTTGGTAGGTCGATATAAACAACAGGTAAATCAGTTATTATCTCTCCACGAGCCTTCATAACTTTCAGTGTCTGTAGCCTTCCGTGTCCGTCTAATACTTTGTTTTTACCTTCATGTTTCCAAACAAAAAAAGGTGTAGCAAAGCCATATTGCTTTATGCTACGTTCTATCTTTGCAAGGTCATCCTCTGTTCTTTTCTTTAAGCCACCTTGAAATTCTGTTAATGCAGATAGTGGCAGAGTGTCTTTTGTGTCACAGGTTATTCTCATTCAGTACCTCTTAATTTGCTTTCAAAGTCTTTTAATTCTTCATCATCTTCATCTATGTTTGTTGGCAATTCCCAAGCACTACGAAGTTTTTCCATGTGCCTTACATAGCTATCTTTTTTTCCACTGGTATGCTTATATAGTCTGTAGCCTATAATCTCATTTAACTTTGTATCATGCAAACCTCTAAATAAAGCTTGAAACTTATACCAGTGCATATCACTTATAATTAGGTCTACACCATACTGTTCCAAAAATGCTGAGTAGATATAATCAGCGTCAATGATATAATCCACAACTTTCCCATCACCTTCGCTTTCTCTAAATCTTGGTAAAACTTCAGGTGGATTACAAAACTGCATTAATGCAAGTATCCCATCTTGCCTGTTACTTGGCTTGGAATTTCTATACATAAAATCAAAATCATTAGGTGTTACATCTTTATTTTCTAGTAGTTCCAAAAACCTAAGCCAGTATTTAAATGATGTTTGAATATTATAGAGACTACCTTCCACTTCAACAGCTTCGGGTAGTCCTGCTTTTTTTAAATCAATCATTATGTTGTAGCTGTGAAGACTTCCCCTTCAAAAGAACCTTTTATAAATGTTGGCTCACCTGTTCCATTAAGAGTTACCGCCCCGTTTGTAATTTCATTCAAAGCAAGATCAAAGTCGATGTTTCCATTGACTGTATCCATTTGGTTAATTGTTATTAAAGCGTCTATCCTCCATGCTTTGTAACATGATATGCTTTCTGTTTCTCCTTGAGGAGTGTATGAACCTTTTTCCTTATAGAAAGCTATAAGCACATCTTGGTGTGCATCCGCACCTGTAGCTCGCTTATAAAGCATATCAAAGATTACTTCATAATCAGGCTCGCCTTTAAACATGGTAAGACTCTGTGAGAGGCTTGGTTGGTAACTGTCGATTTCATTCTGTGGTGTTTCACTTGATATGAAGTCAAAGGTTTTTGTTTGTGGGTTCATAGTAAGTGTGAATGTCGTAGTTTTTTTAATCTGCGTCCATTTCGGAACTGTTGCTGTACCCGTGTTGATGAAAGGTACTACCTTCGTTTTTTTAATTAAATCACTCATAGTTTTCTCTCCTTAATTTATTTCTGTAGGTTCTAAATATTCGCATTTTATTGCTGCTGCATATGTTGTGTATTCTTTACTATCCGTATCTATATACTGAGGAAGTGTAACAGCTTCGCAATCTATAGATACTCCATCAGTACTTATTATTGTTACACCATCCAGTTTATCTGTTATCTGTTTTGCTAGTTCTCTTGCCTTTTCTGCATTTTTTAATCTTACGTAAAAGGTTAGGTTTCGAGAAACATAACGAGAACCATCTGTAAACCTTTTTTCTGCTGCAGGACTCGGATCATGCCTTACACATGCACCGTAAATATCTGCTACAGGGATAAGGTCACAATAAATTGTAAAAGGTAAATGCAAGGCTTTTTCTACCCATTCACTTACAACTTCAGCTACGTTTGATTTCGTCATTTACTAAACGTCTCCATTTTTCTAGCCATCTGGCTTTTGCCGCCTCGAACCATTTCGCACAAGCATTCGGATTTTTTTGTTTTGAGTGGTCAAAACTCTCACCGTAATATTGACGGTTGGCATATGGTGTGTGCCATAAAACAAGCCCACTTCCTATTACAGTGTTTATAATTCCTGATTTTTCCAAAGTGCTTGTTATTTTTGGAACGAAATAATTACTATCTGTAACTACTTGAGTATCTAGTTTCAACTGAGCACGCTTTACTTTTGCATTAAATCTTGCCTTAACTTTTGCTTCGTTAAAATTTACTGTTGCTTTAAATTGTATTCCGCCATTCTTATTCAAGGGTTACCTCCCAATGATGAGGTTCTTCATCATGTGTATAACAGGGGGTTACACTCCGAACTGTAAAGGATTGACCTTGCCATTCAATAACATCCTTTTCTATCGGGATATTTTTTTTTGTTTCCTTTCCATCTACTGTCTCATAAATAGTATTTTTAGCATCAATAAAAAGTGTTAAGGTGTCAGCTTTTGTTTCCCCATAAGTCCCACGTACTGATTGAAACGTTGCACCTATTCTCACTTGTTTTAAGATTATTTGTGAATAAATAGGGTTTCTATTTCTATCAATTCCTGTAGTTTTTTTTAATATGCAATTGTGGACTAAAAGACTTATGGGGATTGCTCTTGACATCACATCACCCCTTGCAAAATCTCACAATAAGACGTAAGCCACTTGTATTTTTTTGCTTCCGTGCTTTTTGCGTTTAGCTTTGCTACTTCTTGTATAGCAGTGCGATCGTATGAGCATGAATATCCATTTATTGTTTCACTGGTCACTGCTCCATTGTTTTTTGTTGCTTCCCATGATTCAATATAGTCTACTTCAATCATCATACAAACTGCACTATCTATCCCGTTTTTTTCATGTTCAACAAGCATACCTTCGCTTATAAGGCGTTTTACAAAAAGTTTATTCTCGATTGCATACTCATTGAAAATTGCTTCATCAGGAATAGCGGAACGCCCTAGAGCTGTTTTATAAAAATTATAATTTACATTCTCGAACATTCCGCCTATCTCCTTATTTTATACTAACTACTTTTTTGTTTTTTTTCTTTTCTTTTGGTATATCAGTTGTTGGATTTTCCCCTTCTTCTGGTATATATCCCACTGTTTTCATAGCTGTCTCCTTATGCTTTATGGTGTAGGTAAACACCTGCTGTTTTATTTTTATATACGTCTGTGAGTCCATACTCTCGAAAGTTGAAAATCCAAGCGTCAGCGTCTGGGTTATCTTCAGGCGGGATTGCCTTATTTACATTGTGCTTTGTAAATTGTAAGACTGCAGATTTTTCAACAATAAGAAAGTTTATATCTTTTCCTGCTGTAGCTTTCTTAAAACCACCTTTTTCCTCTCCACTTGTCTTACCGTCAAGTAAATCAATGGCGGTGTAGAACCTTGCACTTGAAACCTTAGTAATGCTTGCAAATGCTCCTAAAATATCACGGCTTTTAGTCGTATCTACGTTCTGGACCGCAATCAAAAGAGAAGGAGTTATGAATAGGTGGCGTTTCTCAGTTGGAACTTCCAAATCATCCATTGTACTTGTTGCTGTTTGTAATGCAGTAAGTACATCTGTTCCTGTAGAAAGACTACCACTAACTTTAGTTCCTGCGAGATTGGCATACGTTGCAAACCTAAAAGCATCTTGTTCTGGAATAACTTTAGTTCTAAGGAACTCTGCAGCAAGTTTTCCAAACGAAAGACCCATCGTTTCTTCATTATCCATTGCATCAACACTGAACTTTCGCCCACGATCATAGTTGAATGTAACAGTTTCGTTTTTCATTTCAACACTACCGTTTACATAACCACTATTGCGGTCATAATTTCCCAATCCGTCCATATCCAATTTAGGAATAACGATTTCGTTCGCATTTGCCCCTTGTTTTGCAAGTGTTGCATCACTTTCAAGAACTGCAGTCTTTGCTCCATTCTGATAAACCTCATCTAAAAGGTCTACATACTTTTTAAACTTTGCTATTTGATTAGCCATAAATTAAAATCTCCTATCAATCTTTTTTAGGTGGCAAGCCCATTACCGCTCTTGCCTGTGCGTCATCGTCAGACTTTCCGCTTTTTCCACTCATTGATGTAACAGTAGGTGGAGTAGCTTTTGTTTCGTCTTTCAAGATGTCCGTTTTGTCTTTTGTGAGTTCTGCAAAAATATCATCAAGATTTTTTCCCTTACTTTCATCTGCTCCCAACACTTCACCCATCTTTGTAGCTATTGCCTCACGAGTGATGTCGTTTACAAACTTTTTGCTTGAAAGATAATCTTTTACTTTTGCCTGCCTCTCCATGGTTGCTATTTTTATAGCATTGTCTTTTTGTAATTTTTCAATTTCTGCCCTGTATTTTTCAACTTCGGCTTTGGTCTGATCATAGTCCTTAAACTTTTCAATGGTCTTGTTTGCGGTTTCAAGCTGTGTTTTGATGTCGTCGTAGTCGGCATACTTTGCTTTTTCCCGATTCACATCTTTACCATTTTCTGCCATAATCTTATCGATTACCTCAGTGTCCAATTTCAAACCTTCTAAAAAATCACGTTTCATTTTGTTTCTCTCCTTACGCATTTTTTTACGGCATTGCCTGCCTTTTGGATAGAAAAGGATTACGCGCCTTTTCCTCGCTATATATATATAGTCATTTTTATAAATGACTAACTTGTATCAAAAAAGGTGACTATAAGAGGTGCATACTATAGCCACCACACAGCCAAAGCTTTTATATTTGG